TATGCCCTTAAAAACCAAATTAGAGGCTGCAGTATGTCCTTTAAAAAAATGGTAGATGCTACAGATAAAATAAAATACAACCTGCGTACTACTAAAATAACAGACGCACAAATAGACCCATTTGGTTTTTGTAATGCTAAGTGTTGGTTTTGTCCAGTCAGATATCAGGGCAATCCAAAGCATGCTGCAAAGCATATGTCTCCAGACTTGATGGATAAGGTTTTATCTGAATTGCATAAAGAAAAGTTTTATGGTGTTGTAAGTCCTAATTTTGATCATTTCTATACGGCTCACTATAACGAGATATTGCTGTATAAGTATCTTGATGAAATGTTGTACCTATGCAAATGCTATGGGTTTAAAACAATGATTTTGTCTAATGGTATAAACCTGACGGAAGAAAAGGTTGAGTTACTAAAGAAACACAAAGATGTTATTAGCGGTATCAATCTTAATATTCCGGCATTTGAAGATGGTTTATGGCAAGAGCGCTCTGGTATCAAGCGTTACTCAATTGAAGACCTACACAGCGCTGTAAGAAGAACAATGAAAACCTTTCCCGAATACACGGCTAATGGCGCTTTCTTAATTGGGGTTAATTGTCCAAACTCTCTATCCCAGCATGATAAAGGCGGATGGATGGAGTTATTAGAAAATGCTCCAGACATAGATCTAGACCCGCATACAGGTGAATTAGCCAAACAGGTAGAACTTGGTAGAAAGCTATTTCCCGGATTAAATGTGTACCCTGTTGAGTCTTTGGTGGATAGGGCTGCAATCCTAGAACAACATAAGATTATCTCTAATCGTAAGACAATGGAAAAAGTATGGCAATCGCAAGGCAAAACAGTTGTTGGTTGTTCTAATGGTCAACAAGGTCGCTTGTATGGTTATCTACATATCAACGCATTAGGTGAAGCATTTCTGTGCTGTAATGACTACGATATGGAATATACCTTTGGTAATCTTAAAGATAAGACTTTGCGTGAAATATGGCTTAGCGAAGACCATATTGACATGCTTAATCGTGCTTTAAAAACGATATGCACAGGCTGTGCAAGTGCGGTTTGGGAGTGATATGTCTTCAATATTTATTCAAATTCCATCATATTGTGATTTTGAACTGCCTAAAACTATTCTAAGCGCAACGCAAAATGCTAGCCAAGAAAACATAATTAATTTTGGTATTTCTAATACAACTTTAAACAAAAATTATATTTATATTCCAAAATTAAATTTACATTGGTCAAAAATAAATGTTCATGAAAGTATAGCTCCTGAAAATATAGGCTTACAAAAAGCTAGAAAAATAGCAAATAATTTTTATGACGGAGAAGATTATTATCTTCAAACAGACGCACACATGAGGTTTGAAAAAGATTGGGATAAAAAATTAATTGAACTTATACTTATGTATAAAAATAATGGTTTTAAAAAACCATTGATTACCTGTTATCCTCCTGCATATGAATATAATTCTTTTTTAGTGGAAGAACTTGGTAGCCTAAATAATGTAAATGCAATATCATTCTTAGAAGATGAATCCAAATTTACAAATACGTACGTACCATCTCAATTAGCTATTTCAGTAGATTTCGGATGTATGTATACTGCATCTGTTTCTGGTGGATTTATTTTTACGATAGGCGAATATACAAATATTACTCCAAATGAAAAAATAGCTTTTTGGGGAGAAGAAATACTAATAGCTGCAAGAGCCTACACCCACGGGTTTGACTTGCTACTTCCAGATCAATCCTATATGTGGCATTTGTATTATGATCATAATAAAACAATTCAAGAAAACGGAAGACAACACGTTTGGAATGATTTTCCAAACCATTGGCAAACAATGCAAGACGAATCGCAAAAAGAGCTAGATAGAATTTTTTTTAATGAAATTATTGGATTAGAAGAATTAGGGCCAGAAAGAAGCCTAGGGGACTATGGGCAATATGCCGGACTAGACTTTGTAAATAAAAAAGTTACTCAGTGTAAATGGGGATAACTTGTGCTATAATCAATAAGTGAAGAAAAGGAAATGGTATAATTCAAAGATGTCAAGAATCAATCAAAAACCGAATTGGCAGAGTAAATCTCAGGAAGAGGAATATGAAACCCCAGAGATAAAACCAGAAACAGATCACGAGGTAAATCAAATGATAGAACCAAAGAAGCAAACCCAAAACACTACGGTAGACTCTGCTTTAGACATAAATTTAGTAATATCTTCTTTCCAAGAAAAAATTGGTCAATTAATGACCGAAGTTGTAATAAAAGATGCTACAATTAAACAGCTAACTTCAATCATCAACATAATAAAAGGACAAAGCAATGAGTGAAACACAGGAACAAAAAGAATTTAAAGTAGAAATTAAAATATCTGAAAAGAATCTTTCTTATAAAAGCGACTTTTCTGAGGCAGAGACTATTTTTTGGCTTGAGGCGGTTAAAGGTCTAATTATAAAGAAAACCTTTGAATCAGTTGGAATGAATCCAGTAGAATAAATGTTGGGTAGCACAAAACCCAGATACTATATAGTTATCTATAAATTTACTATAAGGATTAATAATGGCACTTAAGAACTATATCCCATTTTACACCGCCGATGACACTGGTCTTCAAAAAGAGAAGGCGTTTTCTCCAGAAGATATTGGATCAATAGCTAAAACTATGCGCATAGCTGCTTTGGCGCTTGGTTTTCAGGGTACTTCCTTTTTCTTTAGTAAAAGAGCTTCTTTTGAGCCTCCATCATATGACTTTGACAGAATTCATCAAGCTGTTGACACTGATTCTTATGTAAAGCAAGCTGTAGCAAAACATAAAGAGCTTTTTTGGAAAGAAGGATGGGAGATAGTCTCCGAAAATCAAGAAGCTGCTATTTATTTAATGCAGAGAATTGATTATATGGAGATGGCTATGAAAAGGCCGTTTCTAGATTTCTTAATTGAGATTTCTGATCAACTTTTTAAGTTTGGCAACGCTTTTATTGTTAAAGGCAGGGGGGATATTGGGTCATATTTTCCCACAAAGCTGCAACCAATAAATGCAGAGTACCCAATAGCTGGATATTATCTTATCCCAACTGAACAAGTCAGAATTCTTAGGGATAAGTACAATAGACCAAAAGCTTATCAACAAGCAACTGATCCACTTACGTATTCCCCAACCGAGAGGGATCCGGTGTGGTCTGCTGATAGGGTAATACATCTTCACTTAGACAGGAAGCCGGGAAGGGCGTTTGGAACTCCATATATCAGTACAGTTCTTGATGACGTAATTGCCTTGAGGCAAATAGAGGAAGATATACAAAATTTAGTTCATAGAGAACTTTTTCCATTGTATAAATACAAAATTGGTACCGCAGAACAACCAGCTGAGCCTCAGGAAATAGATCAAGCAGCTTTGGAGATAGAGAATCTTAGGGCAGAGGGTGGACTGATTCTTCCGTTTAGGCATGATATAGAAATTATAGGTTCAGAAAACGCTGCACTAGATGCATCAAGGTATCTCGACCATTTTAAGGAAAGAGTCGCCGTTGGCCTTGGAGTTGCACCCCATCATTTGGGCATGACAATGAACGGTGGTAACAGGTCTGTGACCGATAGGCTTGATATTGCTCTTTATGATAAAATTAAGCAAACGCAAAAACTATTTTCTGAGATGGTGAGATTAAATATATTCAATGAACTTTTGTTTGAGGGCGGATACGATCCAACCTTAAATCCTTTGGCCGCTGGTAATTCTGATCGTTGTTATTTTAAATTTAAAGAAATAGACGTAGATACTCAGGTTAAAAAAGAAAATCACATTATTCAAAAATTTGTTAACAATACAATAACCTTAAGTGAAACCAGATTGGCTTTAGGTTTAAGTATTGATGTTGATACTGAGGAACTGTATAGTGGATTGCAAGCTAAAACACAAATAGAAATAGCCAGCGCTCAATCAGAAATTTCGGCCCAAAATGCTCCTAGCCCTAAGAGCTCTGATGGACAACAGTCTTCGCAGGGAAAGCAAAGAAACTTGCCAAGTAATAGAAAGGGCGTAGGAAATAAATCCAGACCTCAAAATCAGGATGGTCGTAAACTTTCTCCAAACATTAGAAGAACTGATAACAAATTTTTAAGTGTAATTGAAAATCTGCTAGAAAACGAGTATAATGTAGTTGGAACAGATTTAAGAAAAGAGGATGAAAAAAATGTCTGACAACAATAACATTCAAGAAAACCAGGTTGATATAGTACAAAATTTCAAAACTGCAGTAAAAAATGGTCAAACTCGTTTAGCGCTAGAATTTTTGGTAGATATAGTTGATGGAATATTGGATATAGTTTTGACACCGCAAGAAGAAGCTCCAGTTCAGAACGAAACAAAAGAGCAAAAACAGCCAACTTCTAAAAAGAAAGCAAAAGAACAAGTAACAGAAACACAAGCAAATACTGTAAGCTAAAGACAATATGACATCTGTTGTGATCGGATGTCCAATCTATAAGAGAGATTGGATTCTCCCATACTGGTTTGCGTGCATTAGCCAGCAAAATCTTGATTTTTCAAAAATTGGTTTTGTCTTTATCGCCTCCGCTGAAGACGAAAAAACAATAAAAAATCTTATTAGTTTTCGAAATTCAAGACCAGACATAAAAGTTTTTGAAATAGAATTTGTAGATGACATTGTTCATTTTGAGCATCAGAAAAACTCAAGACAATGGAGTATATCCAAATACTACAATATGGTACATTTGAGAAATTGTTTATTAAAAAAGGTAAGAGAAATACAACCAGATTATTTTTTTAGCCTTGACTCTGACATTCTGTTGACAAATGCAAATACGATTAACTTTTTAATCTCACACATCCAAGATGGTGCAGACGCAGTTAGTCCATTAATGTTTATGACGCCAAACGACATTATGTATCCAGGTGTCATGAATTGGACAGGTGAACCTGGTGGCCAGGCCTTCAGGCAAGAAAATTACCCAATCGGAAGTTATTTTAAATCTGATATTATTATGGCAGCCAAAATGATGTCAAAGACAACATATCAAACAATTGATTACGAAATGCATATTCAGGGCGAAGATCTCGGATGGTGCGCAAATGCTGCAAAAAGTGGACTGCAACTATACTGTGCTAGCTATATCTATGCACCGCACATAATGCACGAACAAATGTTGGATCAATTTATAAAATTGGGTGATACTAGGCATTCTGCTTCTTTGCAAAAAAATCAAGAAGTATGATATATTTGTATAATATTGTTTAATCTTATAAATACCCCATTTACTATAAATGATGAATAATTATATTTGGAGATAAAAATGGCTTTTGATTTCATAGAGAACTTTACTCTTGAATTACCAGATTTCTCAAAAATACAAACAAACTTTTCAGAGTCGTTTAATGATAAGCGTGGCCTAATTATTGAGGTAGCTGCCATACACGAGCGGCTTAACGGCAAATTATAATAATTATTCAGCTCAAGAACTAGAAAAAGCTTTACAGTCCTGGGTAGAGCCCTATCCAAAACCAATTATTTTAAATCACGATCTTAACGGTGAGCCGATTGGCAGGGTTATGGCTGCCAGAATGGACAAAGAGGTAGATGGGGCTAATTTTATAAGACTGCAGATAGCAGTTACGGATCCTTTTTCTGCACAAAAGATTTTAGATAAAAGATATCTAACAGGGTCTGTTGGCGGAAGAGCGGGTAAGGCTGTTTGCTCCATATCTGGCGATGATTTAGCCCAAGAAGATGACACGGGTAGGCCAAAGTTTCCAAAGTACAAAAGGGGCAAGGTTTACAAGGGTAAGTTAGCTTTTATAGACATGCAAGATATCTCTTTTAAAGAGTATTCTTTTGTAAATCAACCAGCAGATCAAAGGTCGGGAGTAAGATCTTCTAAAAAGATAGATGGTTCAGTAGATACCGCCGATTCCGACAATTGGACAGCCAAAACCTCAGCCTTTATTTTATATATGGACGAAGAAGATATAATCTCGGTTGAAGAAAACGAATCAATTTTTAATGGTCTTAAAAAAAAGGAATCAAGACCCCTATACCTACACCTCAAGGGGGCGTTCTTAACGGCAATGGCGCTGCAAGAAAGCGAAACTGATAGGCAGAAAGATAATACATTACTATTTGCTAAGAATAATGTAGATAGCAGTCATGAGGAGATCCCTAACATGAATACAGAAGTTAAAGACGAAAATGTATTAGAAGTTGTCGAATGTTTAACGCAAGATCTAAAGGCATCTTCGGCTGAATCAACTCCAGAGGTGGAGCAGACGCCAGAAGAACCCGCAAATGCCGAATCCGCAACTGCGGTAGAAAATTCAGAAAAGATCTCATCTGATGATTCAGAAAAGACAGAAGAACAAGCAGAACAAGCTGTTGAATCTGTAGACGCTGAAAAACCAGAAGAGGCTTCTTCAACAGATACCGAAGAAGCAAAAGAGGCTGAAGAGCCAAAAGCAGAACTCAGTGACAATAAAGAAACTGCTGAGCAAAATGCTGATGAGACTCAAAATAAAATTCAGTCTCTTGAAGAAGAAAATAAAAAACTCAAAGAAGCACTTCATCGCACTCTTGCTGAAAGGGTTGTCGATACAAAAATTGCTCTGGGTATTGAATCAGCACAAGATAGAGATGTTCTCATTGAAGATCACATGAAGAGAACAGCTACATCACTTGCCGATTCATTAAGAGATATGGCAAAACTGCCAATTATTAATGCAGCAAAGACAAAGGAATTTGTTGACATTACGGTTGATAGTGAAGTAGTATCTAACCAAGAGCAAAATGTATTGACAATCGATCAAGAAGTCGCAGTAGATGAAGAAAAAGAAGAGAACACAGCAGAAACAATGCTGGAAGACCTTCTCGTCGATGCTTTAATGGGTCGTAAGAAACTCTAATAACAACAAGGAGATAAAAACATGAGCTTAGCAAAGTTTCGTAAGGTAGGAACTAAGACTGGCGCGGGTCGTTTTGTAGTCTCAGAGGGTATTGCACCTTCGGCCTACATTCTTCCATCAGTTGCACTTCCAACCTGGTACGTAGATTCAGAAGATGATCGCTTTGAAGTCGTTATTCCAAAAGGCACAATCCTTTCGGTTGTAACAGATGGCAGTGGCGATTCACGTTTTGTTCCAGCTAACGGTAGCGCAGCCTCAGTAACATGGGGTGACACTATTTCCGGCTGGAATCCATTGGCTGGCGCAACACCAGTCGCTTCGCCCTCTGGCGACACACAGGCAGTTGCTGCCCGTTCGGTCCCAGTGGGTTGCGCACAATACGATCTTTACAGACCATTTGACAAAGGCACATCGCAAGGTGCTGGCTTTATTACGCATGGTTATGTAGAGTATCCCATGGTTACAAACGTCAACGCAGATGTTGCCGCTGGTGACTTGATCGCCCCAGACTTTATGGGTCGCCCAAGAAAGCTTGCAGCCGCAGATGCTGGTGAGTATCCATGGTTGCAAGTTGGTAAAGTGATTGAGGTCGAAAAGTTCGCAACGAACTTCGATGACGGTCTACTTTCCTACATGCAGCTACCGTCAGATCCAGGTGCTTTGAAGACGGTATATGAAATTACACGTGAAGGCACCTTTAAGAACAAGTTGGGCATCCGTTCCAATTTGGATGTTACGAACGTCATTGGCGCATTCCGCGTCAACCTGACGCTCTAAACGAAGAGAAAACAACAACAGGAGGATAGATCCAAAGATGAGTAAGACAATACAAGAACTCCTCTCGGGTCTCCCAGCTTGGGAAGCCGCATTTGCTGAGGATGGTTACATCGACTCAGAGAGCAGAGTGACAATCAAGGAAGCCTTCGCATCATCTGATGCCGCAGCGCTGTTCCCCAAGGTCATTTCGCGCACTCTGAAAGAGGCAGCCGAACCACAGCTCTTAGTGACTCCGCTCCTTTCAACAGTACGTCTCGGCAAGGGTCGTTCTTTGGAATTTCCAGCGGTAAACGCAATTCAAGCTGCTGAGATACCAGAAGGACAAGAATACCCAGAGCAGGCACTCGCATTTGCTAAGCAAGTCGAGGGCAAGGTGTCCAAGAAGGGTGTCAAGCTGGCTTTCACAGAAGAAGTTATTGCTGACTCACTTTGGGATATCGTAGGAATGCATGTTCGCGCCGCAGGCCGTGCTATGGCACGTCTTAAGGAGCAGATTGCATTAAGCCGATTCAAGGATGCTGCAACAGTAGTATTCGACAACGCTGGTGGTGGCTATGATAGCACAACCGGTCGTGGAATCACAGGTGCATTTAATAATACAATCACCTGGGATGACATTGTCGATATGTCCGCTGTTTTGATGGCCGAAAACCATGTTCCAACAGATTTCATTCTACATCCGCTGATGTGGTCTGTCTTCCTGAAGGATGCAATCTTCCATGCTGATGGTGCAGCTTCGGCCGTAAACAGCAGCTGGGGTTATCGTCCACAGTCAAAGGAAGGTACGCTTAACTCAACAGCCCCACTGGGCTTGAACGTTATCGTATCGCCCTTTGTCAGCTTTACTGCAAAGAGCGGCGCAACAGCAGCCAAATCAGACCTGTTCTTGATTGATCGTAACGAAGTTGGTACCCTACTTGTCAAAGACGACATGAGCACCGACCAGTTCGATGATCCTTCACGCGACATTCGCTCAATGAAGATGAAAGAACGCTATGATATCGTCATGCTTGGAGATGGTGAGGGAATCACCGTAGCTAAGAACGTAAGCCTCGCCCGTAACTACGAGATTCGTGTTACAAACGAAGCTACAGCTGGCGGTCTTTAATAGCTGAATTATCTTAAGATCGTTATAGTTACTAAATCTTGAGAGAGATTGGGGGGTGGCGCAAGCCACCCCTTATCTTTTTATGGCTTTTGAATTACTAGTTAGTTATAAGTTATGTAGGAGCTAGCCGTGTCATTAAATTTAATCGATTATGCAGCAGTTAATGTTGATAGGGTCAAAATTAAATTTGGTAGAACAGTAAAAATAGCTTCAATAACAAATAATAAATTCATTGTTCAAACATCCGCCGCAACGCCAACTGCTGTTCAGGATCCATTTAAAACAATAAATACTCTGTCTGACTATAGTACAATCTCTAGAACATTAACGCTTTACTGGAATAAAACGCTTGTATCTGGACAGGAATATTACATAAGATTAGTTGGTCTTCTTGATTCCGCAAACGAAGTAGTTCCAGAAGAAAAAATAGTATTTACAAAACAAGATGCGGCGACACCATCTGGTATTTCAGCCAATGTGGTTCCGGTTCTTGAAGAAATATATGTCGAAGATCAATCGATTCTTCTTGAGGCTTATACCTCTTATCAAATTATAGCTAAAAATCCAGAGTTTTATATTAAAGACATAGATCCTAAAAATGGATCATTTTATATCGACAATGATTATAATGACGGAAGGTTAACTGTAACATTTAGTTCTAGACCAGCGGTAAACTTTTTAACGAATAAATATTTTAAAGTTCAAAGAAAAAAAATTCAAAGAACTCCATCCAGATGGGAGACTGTTGTAGTAAAAGTCCAAATGCACTCCTGGAAACCGGAAGTCTATATAGACTTTCCTTCAAACGACGCAACGCCGGTATTCCATATTGAAAATAAAACATATTTTGAAACTGGCTACAAATATAGAATTACAGTTTCAAAAGAAGTAGGTATTTAAATGGCAAATACCGTTTACGCAAAAGCAAAACAGGCTTTGTTAGAGGGAGATCTTGATTTAACCGGCCAAAGTTTAAAAGTCTTATTTATTAAAAAATCTTTGTACACTCCAAATTTTTTAACAAATCAATATGTTTCCGATGTGCCTATCGCAGCAATAGTTTTCAGAACTGCAAATATTGGTAACGTAACTGCACAGGACGGAATTCTAGATGCAACAGATCTTCTAGAAGAATCCTATTCAGGTGGCGCATTTGACGGAATCATCCTATACCAAGTCGGATCGTCTGATTCAAGTTCAAGATTGATATTTTTTATTGATGAATCTGAAGGACTGCCGTTTACTGGAATCGGAGAGTCTTTACTATTAACACTGCAGTGGAATAACGAATCAGGAAAAATACTAAGCCTATAAGGAAACTATGCCGACTAATTATCCTAACTCCCTAGATATTTTAATAAATCCAACAGCTTCTGATAGCTTAAATTCTACTACCGTTCCTCATGTTAAGCAACACTCAGATCTTAATGATGCAGTAGAAGCTATTCAAACAGTCATAGGAATCAATCCAGCTGGATCACATTTGACAATAAAAGACAGAATTCTTGTCGCAGAACAATCTATCTCAGAGCAATCAGTATTAAATGGTTTAACTGATGTTACTATAAATTCGGTAGCAACGGGTCAAGTTTTGCGCTATAACGGCAATGCTTGGATTAATTACA